GGCTTTCTCCTTAATTAAAGGTACTCATAAGAAAGTGGGGAACCAGAGGACATCATCAAGGGGTCTCGATTTACTGGTTCCCCACCTCACATCCAGCTAAACGAGGAGTAAAGCTGGACATTCAATTAGGGTTGGACATCCGCAAGAATACCACACGCCGCTTCGTTACCAACAGTGAGCGTGTATTCGCAAGAAACGAGCCTGTTTTCAGTGAGACCCGTTTTCGCAAGCACTTCCTGTTTGGTAGTCTGGCCATAGTCGATAGAGATCTTGTCGGGATCGATGATAAAGCAATCACGCGACCTCTGGAAGCGATCAGGTACAATCTGCACTGTACCAAAGTCGCTCTGATAGATCTCGACGCTGTTGATGAGCTTGTTGCTCGCGCCATCACTGTACTTGGTGGTATAGCCGGTGAACACCTTTGAAATGGTCCGTTTGATGTCTGGACCAACAAGAGCATACTTAGGCTCGCCACCACTTGTCCACACAGCCTGGATCACTGTATTGAACAGATCTTCTGTAATCGTACGCAGAACACCGTCAACAGCTGCCGTGGTGGGGTAGCCAGTGGTAACACCCGACAAGATAGGATTGGCACCGGGAGCCGCACCTCGAGACACATTCGTCATAAGGAACGATGGTAGACCAGCCGCCTGGCGTACTGTGGCACCGACCGCAGCACCTGGAATAGCAGGTACCGACGCCAAAAGCATGGTCTCACGATCACGCTTGAGTTCCTTCATCGCGTACGCCAACTGCTTGGCGAGCTTGTTGATGTCTGCGGCACCGTCGACCCATTCACTGGTAGACGACACTTTGACATTCTTGATACTGATCTGCGTATAGTTACCGCGGCGTAGAGCAACCGTAGGCGCCTTAACCGGCGGTGCATCCTCACCTTCAGCAACTCGGTTCGAACCGTTTACAGCGTTCAAAGCTGTCAGAGGCCACTCATGATAAGTGTTCTCTGCTTTTCCCTGATCGGCGATCATGCTCGTGAACGGAGTTTCCGTCGGCGAGATCATGTTATCAGCGTTCATGAGATCTTCACGAATTGTCGTGAGATCATAGGTTTCTAGAGCATTAGCTGCGACAGCCATTGGTTTAGGCCTTCCGTCTGTTTGGATGCATTAGCAGCGTCATAGCCACATCTTCTGGGCGACCACTTGCTTGTGCACGTTTCAGTGTAGCCTCTTCCTTCAACTTAGAAGTACTAGAGGCCGGTTTACTATTTTGAGTTCTCATGGTCTTTGTGGGACCTACAGAACCAACATTCCCAGCTTTACGTTTAACGAGCTCGCGATATTTGGCGGCATCGTGAAGAACCATAAGAGCCCTGTGATCCATAACGCTCTGAAGTTCTTGCTCCGTAAAGCCATATTCAATGGCTGCCGACGTGAAGCGACCCATAAGGGCTTTTGCCTTGGTAGGATCGGACATATCTGGCAGTTTGCTCACGAGTAAGTCAGCCTGATCTTTAAGGTAAGTTTCCGTAGCCTGGGAGTACAATTGCTCCTGCTCGGCGTTTACCCTGTTGATTTCTGCACGTACTCGGTTCTGCTTGTCTTGCATATCACGCATTTCTTCGCGCTTCAATGCAAACTGGAGGGGATCCGCTTGTTTAAGGCGTTCCCAATCGATATTCGGCTGTGAAAAGTCACTAAGGACCTGATCCAACTGCTGTAGCCTGGCTACTTGCTGCTGATTGTAGTTGTAAAGCTGAACAGTTTGTTGTTCCGCAGCTACTTTTGCCTCTGTAGCTTGCTGAATACGCTTTTCAATGAATTTCTCACCTGAATAGCTGTCACGGAGCTGTTTCAGTGTGACTTTGGATACCTGACCATCGACACGGACTTCATGCAATGCTTCATCAACATCATCTGGCCCTTCTTGAGCGTCATCCTCAAGAAGGTCATCTGGACTTAAATCATCCGAATTTGTATCTGCTACATTATCAGCAGGTACAGAAACGTCAGCGTTAGTGCCATTATTACGATTAGCACTAGGTTTAGGTAGTTTGTCAAAGAAACCTTCCAGTAATTGCGTAGAGATTTCTTCGTTTGCTCCCAAGTTCTCATCAGGCATTATCCAGATCCTTTGATTCACCCTCGGCCATTACAGCCTCATTAGCCATCGAACGCAGTTTATCGAGCAAGCGCTCTAGACCCTGGTTTTCATTGTATATGTCGTCGCGATCTTCACTGACATCTGCATCGAGCATAGCTTCACCAAGGTCTGCACGTATTGCAGAAACAGCATCCTCGAACAACGGATTGTCAATCAAGGTCTTGATGGCTTTGCATGCATTAAAACGTTGTTCATTGTTCATTTTTCTCTCCCTACCATGTTGCTGGCGTTTTCTCTCGCTACTTTGACTTTTGCTGCGGCATCCATACCAATCTTCTCTGATTGTACTGCAAAATTTTGATTGGCTTCATCACGTCTAGCATCAACCTCCCATTGAGCTATGGTTAATTTGGTCTGCATCTCGGCTTGGAGCTTAGCAAGATCAAGCTCGTGTTGCTGTTGCATTTCCGCAATAGCTTTCTGTTGCTCAGCCTGGAGCTTTTGCAAGTCCATCTGACCTTGCTGCTGCAATTTAGCAGTCTGTATTTGAAGATCCGTCTCAGCTTTAACCTTTGCTGCACCAACGACATCAGGGACTGGAGGAGGTGGTGGTTGCTTAGCGGCTTCTGCAGCAGCGGCCTGTTGCTTAATTTGCGCATCAAACGCGGCAATGTTCTCTGGGCTCACAAACGGGAAGAAATCATTGACATTCTTGAGGCCTGACAATCTTAAGGTCGTTTTGAGCGAATTGCGTACGTTTTCCCAACCACATAAAGGATTAGTCAGACCATATTGAGTCATCAACTGTTGCTGAACACCCATAACCAGCTGCAAAGATTGCTGTTTTTCATCAATGCGACCGTTTCCTAGGCCCACATTGATATTGATGTTTATTTGGTCATGCCACAGGCCTGGATTAACCATACGGTATCCAGAAGGCGTCTTAATTGACTGCTCACCCTTGAGCTGATACATAGCTGTACGCAGAATTGCCTGAAATAAGTCCTTTACGCCAGTTTCTGCTATGTTACGAGCCATCATTTCAATACGGCTATCAGAACCTTGCACAGCTGCATTGGCTGCAATTCTGGACGTAGCCTGCAGAGCATTTGGATCGATGCCTTGCGACAGCTTTGTTACACCTGAACGGGTTTCACTGACCTGATGGAGGTACTCAAGAACAGGTAGAGTCTGACCCGCTACAAATGGAGTAACCAGTTCGTTAATTTGGCCTACACTCTTGACTCGAATAATGGCACCGATCTCGTTATTCTTGACGTCCTCAAGATTAACTTGGCCTTCATTAACTTCCGTCCTGGGCGAGTTTACGAGTGCAACATTATCGAGAATGGATCGTGTAATAGCAGTTAAGGCATCTTGATCCTGGATTAGATCTTCTGCCAAGCAAATAGGGAACATCACATGCGGTTGAAGATCTGTGACGAATATTGCCAATGGTGTGCATTGCACAACTTCATCTACCAGTATCTCATTCGTAGCACCTACACAGATCAGATGACGTAATTCAGCAACCTCATCACCATCTGCATCTATGCGCAACCAAATCTCAGATATAGTTACCTGCTTAGCTGTATCATCTGTAGTGGAATCAGCGTAGTCTTGAGGGTCAAACCCAAGACGATTTTGACGTTCCTGCTCTAACGTCCCTGCATCGTCCGTAGTATGACCCTCAAGATCGCCGTACGATAGCCCCATAGCCAAGGCTTCGTAAATAGGCATATTCCGACGAATACCAACCAACCGAGCGTTCTCGGCACTAGTGGCTTCGCTGTCAATGATAAAGGACTCAGGAGGAATTGGATCCAGCGACCACTTATTCCTGAATGATTTCCTGGTCAGCATTACTTGCTGTTGCATATCTGGCGGCATCTGCTCACCACCCATTTCAGGTGGCATCTGCTCAGCCATATCCACGGGCTCTGAAATCTCAGTAATGATGACATCACCAGTCTGAACTTCCGCTTGGAGCTCAGCCAGCTGTTCCTCATCCATCATTTGTGAAATCTGGTGACTAGCGATCTCGCGTCGCTCGAGGGTCACCTTCACTACGCCGATTTTGGACTTAAGGGCATCAGTCGTAGCAATCACTAAAGCACGGTATCCACCACATTTATTATAGATACCGTTGACGAACTTCGTCATATCCTGACAAATTTGCTCGTCTTCCTCATCATCAGAGGTAAATTCACCAACTGTGTCAGTTTGCCCGAAAATGCGTCCAATACTGGGCAATATCGAGTGAATAGCATCTCTAACTACAGTCACTATGACCTTGGAACGCCCAGGTTCCGATTTCATAGATGTGGCGCCTTCGTAGTACGCCTCTGCCTTCTGCCGTGATTGAGAGATATTGCTCCCAATCCAGTCTGTAGCTTGAGTAATTTCCCAATTTACTATTTGCTGGAATTGATCCGCGTCTATCGGCTTCAATTTTTGCCGACGTTTCTTATTTGGTTGAGCGGATCCGTACATCTAGCGCCCAGTGATCTTGGATGATTGGCCAGGCTTGAGACTCGGGGCCTTGGGTGATGCACTCGCTACACCGCTTTTGCCAAAGATCTTCTTACCAGGAACAGCAGCGACTTTTCCTGTAGCACTCTGCTTATTGGGTGACACACCTGCGCCAGCTTTTGACATCTGAGCTCTCCTAAGCCACTACTTTGAGATTACGTAGCACTGGCCGTTTCCAGTCGCTCCTGAGATTGACATCGGGCATTGCCATCACCGAATACCTCAATGCATCTGCCGCATGTGAAGCCCAATCGTGCACTGGAGCCTTTGAGAAGACCTTTTTCTTCTCATCGTACAGCGTCCTGTACATTCTGAGCGACGTAATACCCTGCTCGCACTTGTTCTTATCGAACCAGAATTTGTTGAAGTTCACGCGCACAGTATTGATACCATCCTCCACGCGTCCTCGAGGGAGAACAGTACAATTCAAGCCTCTGTTCTCCAAGAACTCCTTGCGTGTAGTATTGGGCGTCATTAGTTCTCGAGCTTCCGAATCATGCGGCAAAAAGTGCTCAACCACCTTAAATGGGAGCGTCTTCAGCCAGTCACATGCATCCTCTAACCCAGAATCAGGGCGGTAACCCTCGTAATACCCAATAAAGTGCCAATCAAATCCAATGCGCTGATAAAGCCATATAGAAGTAGCCCCACCAATACCCAGATCCCAGCCAGCAAATACATCAGCAGCGCGATCGTGAGGAACACTGCATATGCGTCGCTCTGTGTCAGCAGCACTAATCTCTGCGCCATAAAATGTACCCACAACTGCAGCAGTAAAATCATTCTCATACTCCTGGCGATACTGCTCAGGTGTCATGGTATTCTTTGCAAGATCCAGTTCCTCTTTTGACAGGAGATTGGTCTCTGAAGCCTTAAAGTCAGAGATCATCCAATCTGGATCACTCTTATGTGCCTGCATCAAATCATAAAAGTGGTTCATGCCATTGGCCGAACCTATAAAAGTAGCGCTTCCACCGTAATCTGACAACGCAGGCCTGATTACTTGGCCCCAGACTTGCGGATCCATGGACCCAAACTCATCCATCGAAGCATGATCTAGATACATACCACGAAGAGAGTCATAATTGTCAGATCCACCGAAAATGTACTTCCCACCATTAGGGAATGTAGCAGTGAGTTCACCTTCTGCGTGCTTCATCCCAGGGATGCCTGAGGTGTAATGCTTCAAGTATTGCCAAGCATTCCGTTTACTCTGCCCAAACGTCGGTGATATGAACAGAGCCTGAGGTACCGGAAATCCTC